GAAGGCGCGATCATCAAACGTGAGTGGTGGATGAAGTGGGAAGAGGAAGACCCCCCAGAGCTTGAGTTTGTCATCATGACACTTGACGCGGCGGCTGAGAAGAACAACCGCGCTGACTTTACAGCACTGCTCACATGGGGTGTGTTCAGCCACAAATTGACAGGGGAGAAGCCTCACATCATCCTGATGAACGCTATCAACAAACGGGTGGAGTTTGCTGAACTTAAAGACTTGGCAATGGAAGAATACAGAGAGTGGGAACCTGATGCGTTCATCGTGGAGAAGAAGTCTAGCGGTACACCGCTGTTCCAAGAGTTTCGGCGCATGGGCATACCCGTGCAAGAGTTCACCCCACACAGGGGCACAGGTGATAAAGTTGCACGACTAAATGCAGTATCGGATATTTTCAGATCGGGCATGGTCTGGTATCCTGCGGGTAGGCGCTGGGCAGAGGAAGTTGTGGAGCAGGTGGCTGCGTTCCCCGCGTCAGATCATGATGACATGGTTGACTGCACAAGTATGGCGTTAGCTCGGTTCAGGAATGGTGGATTCATCAGCTTGGACAGCGACGAAAAAGATGACATTTACTCAATACCCCGTAAAGCGGCGTATTACTAAGGATCAAAGATGGCTACTAACATCGACAAAGCACTGTACCAACAACCTACGGGGATTGACGCATTAGCGCAAAACGAAGATGCGATTGAAATTGAGATCGTTGACCCTGAAGAAGTCAACATCAAAGCGGGTGATTTAGAGATCAGCATCGGTGAGGGAGATGATGACACCTTCTCTGATAACTTGGCTGAAGAAGTAACCGAGGGCGCACTGCAATCTATGGCAAGTGAGTTGTGCTCTGACATTGACAACGATAAGAACAGTCGCAAGGATTGGGAAAAAGCCTACACAGAAGGGTTAAAACTTCTAGGTTTGCAAATCGAAGAGCGCACAGAACCTTGGAACGGTGCGTCAGGTGTATTCCACCCCATGATTACAGAAGCAGTCGTTCGCTTCCAAGCTGAGACAATCACTGAGACGTTCCCCGCACAAGGCCCCGTGCGCACTAAGATCATTGGTAAAGAGACACCCGATAAGAAAGAAGCCGCTGCTCGTGTTCAAGATGATATGAACTATCAGTTAACAGAGAAGATGGTTGAGTTTCGCCCAGAGCATGAACGCATGTTGTGGTCACTGCCAGCCACAGGTTCAGCGTTCAAGAAGGTGTACTATGATCCCAATTTGGGACGTCAAGTATCAATCTTCATTCCAGCCGAAGACATTGTTTTGCCGTATGGCACAACGGAGATGGATACGTGCTACCGCATTACACACGTGATGCGTAAGACAAAGAATGAAATTCTCAAACTACAACAAGCGGGCTTCTACCGTGACATTGAGTTGTCTGAACCTGATAAATCCATCAGCGACATTCAGAAAGCCAAAGACAAAGAGACGGGCTTTAGTGACCTTAACGATGATCGTTACACACTGTATGAGTGCCACGTTGACCTAGACCTCAAAGGCTTCGAGGATGAAGAAGATGGTGAGAAGACCGGCATCATGTTGCCGTACGTGGTTACGTTGATTAAAGGCACCAACGATGTGTTGGCTATTCGCCGTAATTGGAATGAAGATGACCCACTTAAACTCAAGCGTCAGCACTTTGTGCACTACCAATATATCCCGGGTTTTGGAGCTTACGGCTTCGGGCTTTTCCATCTTATCGGAGGCTTTGCTAAATCCGCTACCTCTCTCATGCGACAACTTGTCGATGCAGGAACGCTTAGCAACTTGCCCGGTGGACTCAAGACACGGGGCCTGCGAATCAAGGGAGACGACACACCCATCGCACCCGGAGAGTTTCGTGATGTAGACGTTGGTTCGGGCACGATCCGCGACAACATCTTGCCGCTGCCGTACAAAGAGCCAAGCCAGACGTTGTTTAATTTGATGCAGACCATCGTGGATGAAGGTCGTCGTTTTGCCGCGACTGCTGACATGAAGGTCAGTGACATGTCTGCGCAGGCTCCCGTTGGTACAACGTTGGCCTTGTTGGAGCGCCAGTTAAAGGTGATGACTGCGGTGCAGGCCCGTGTGCACTTTGCATTGAAGCAAGAGTTCAAGCTCTTGAAGAACATCATCCGCGACTACACCGACCCAGACTACAAGTACACGCCTGAGTACGGTACACGTAAAGCTAAGAAAGCTGACTACGACTTGGTGGACATCATCCCCGTATCTGATCCCAATGCGGCCACAATGAGCCAGCGCGTAATCCAGTACCAAGCTGTGATTCAGATGGCGCAGATGGCTCCGGACATTTACAACTTGCCAGAGTTGCACCGCGGTATGTTGAACGTGTTGGGTATCAAGAACGCCGAGAAGCTTGTGCCGATTGAGGACGATCAAAAGCCCATCGATCCCGTGCAAGAGAACCAGAATGCACTCAAAGGTAAACCACTCAAAGCGTTCTTGCACCAAGATCATCAGTCGCATATCCAAGTACACATGATGATGATGCAAGACCCAATGATTCAGCAGTTCATTGGTCAGAACCCACAGGCTCCCAAGATAATGGGTGCGATCACGGCCCACATTGCAGAGCACGTCGGCTACAAAATGCGTCAGCAGATTGAGCAACAGTTGGGTATGCCCCTGCCTCCCGAAGACGAGAAGTTGCCACCGCAGATCGAGATTGCCTTGTCGGGCATGATGGCTCAAGCGGCTCAGCAGGTTCTCATGCAGAACCAAGCGCAAGCTGCTCAGATGCAGGCACAGCAACAAGCACAAGACCCGCTTGTCCAGATGCAGATGCAAGAACTCCAACTGCGCGGCCAAGAGTTGGAACTGAAGAAACAGAAGATCATGATGGACGCTGCAGCCACTGCCGACGCACAGGCGCTAAGAGAGCAAGAAGTCAGCGGTCGCTTGGAACTCGACGCCCTCAAAGTGGGTGCACAAATTAAAGAGTCCCAAGCCAAAGCCCAGTTTGACCAAGAACGTGCCGGTATCCAGATGGGTGCTGACATTGCAAAGAGTAAAGCCCAGATGGATTTACAAGCGCGTACTACTGCGCTCCAAAATAGTAGCAACCGACGTGAGCCTAAATCATGATCCAAGACTTCGTACGCGTATTACGTGAAAAATTACGCACTGACATGAACAACTACTCCGATGACTTGTCTGGTGGTTCATGCCGTACTTTTGAAGAGTACCAAAAACTTTGCGGGATTATTCAGGGTCTAGCCCTCGCAGAGCGTTATCTACTTGACCTTGCACAGAAAGTTGAACAATCTGATGAGTGATCTTGATCTCTCCCCCGGTGCTTTTGCACTGCCTGAACCCATCCAGCCTCTGGATGCTCCTGAAGCTAACGACGAGCTAAAGGCCACACAACTTCCTATCCCCACAGGTTGGAAGATTCTTTGTGCTGTGCCCGACATCTCTGAACGTATCGACGGTACAAGTCTGGACTTAGTTCGACCTATCGAAGGTATGCGGCTAGAAGAAACAGCAACCACCGTGTTGTTTGTTTTAAAAGTTGGCCCCGACGCGTACAACGACACCACCAAGTTTCCTAACGGAGCGTGGTGTAAAGAGGGCGACTTTGTGTTAGTACGTACTTACTCCGGAACCAGATTTAAGATATTTGGCAAAGAGTTCCGTCTCATCAACGACGACCAAGTTGATGCTGTTGTGCAAGACCCTCGCGGCCTGACCCGCGCTTGAAAGGAAGAATATGGCTGAACCGTACAAGTTCCCCGACGAAGTTGAAGACAAAATGACAGATAAAGTCGAGTTTGAAATCGAAGGCGAAGGCGAAATAGAAATTGAAATCGAAGACGATACGCCCGAGCGTGACAGGGGCCGCAAGCCCCTAGACCGTGAAGTGCTTGATCCAACCGATGAAGAAATCGAGTCTTACTCTGACAAAGTCAAAGGACGCATTAAAGAGTTGACCCACGCCCGTCATGACGAGCGCCGTGTCAAAGAAGCTACGATGCGTGAGAAGCAAGAGCTTGAGCGTCTTACACAACAGTTGATTGACGAGAACAAACGTCTCAAACAAAACGTTTACACAGGACAAGAAGCCATCATTCACGGCGCTAAAGAAAAGGCTGAGACTGAACTGTCCGTGGCACGCCACAGACTTAAGATGGCACAGGAGTCTTTTGACAACGATGCCATCGTTGAAGCGCATGAAGCTTTGATGGATGCAAAGGTTCGTGTTGAACAAACAAGAAATTATCGACCAACCCCTTTACAGGAAGATAATTTTGAGGTACAAACACAACAAGCCCAACTTCCCAAGGTTGAGCCCGACGAAAAAACTCTGCGCTGGCAGGCAAAAAACCAGTGGTTCGGGCAACAAGGGTTTGAAGAATACACCAGCTATGCACTAGGGCTGCACCAAAAACTAGTCACAAACGGAGTGGATCCCCGCTCTGCTGAATATTTCGATCAAATTGATGGTCGCATGAAGTCAACTTTTCCGGATTTATTCGGTCAAGCAACTGACAAGCCAAGGTCTGGTGAGGTTCAAAAACGACCTACGACAGTGGTTGCCTCCGTATCTCGTTCTACGAGTGCAGGAAA